ACCTTACATGGCAGCTCCATACGAGTTGAATCCATATTCTTTCTTTGGTGTAGGTCTAGCTGAAAACATGGATGATACACAGACACTTATGAATGGCTTTATGAGAATGTCCGTAGACAACGCTGTATTATCAGGCAACTTACTTATAGAAGTAGATGAAACTAACTTAGTTCCGGGACAGGACTTATCTGTATATCCGGGCAAAGTATTCAGAAGACAGGGTGGTGCTCCGGGTCAGGCTATCTTCGGTACTAAGTTTCCTAACGTATCAAATGAGAACTTACAACTATTTGATAAGGCTAGACAACTTGCAGATGAAAGCACAGGCTTGCCATCGTTTGCTCATGGACAAACAGGTGTGTCAGGTGTAGGTAGGACTGCATCAGGTATATCAATGTTGATGAACGCAGCAAGTGGTAGTATTAAGACTGTTATTAAGAATGTAGACGATTACTTGCTAAAGCCACTAGGCGAAGGTATGTTTCGTTTTAATATGCAGTTTAACTTTGACAAAGATATTAAAGGTGATTTAGAAGTTGTTGCACGTGGAACAGAAAGTCTTATGGCTAACGAAGTACGTAGTCAGAGATTGATGTCTTTCTTACAAGTAGCATCTAATCCTGTACTTGCACCATTTGCTAAATTTAATTATATAATTAGAGAGATAGCAAAGTCTATGGAGTTAGACCCTGAAAAGGTAACTAACAATATGGATGAAGCGGCTGTACAAGCAGAACTACTAAAAAACTTTCAAGGTATAACACCTGACCAATCAGGTCAACCTCAACAGCAACCACAAGAAGGGCAACCACCTGTAGGTGCTAACCCACTAGACCCCACAGGAGCAGGTGGTGGTAATGTAGGTACAGGACAAGCACCTGTGCCGGGCGAACAAGGATTTTCAGGAAATGATGGACAAGCAGGTGCTGCAGCAAATCAAGCCGCTAGTGAACAACCTCAAACTAATGAACAGCTTCAATGATTACATTGATGAATTAATAAAGCAACAACATAAGATACTAGAACAGTCTAACGACATGATAACTCTACATAGGTCTCAAGGAGCTATAGCAACTTTAAGTAAACTCAAACTATTAAGGGATGAAGTAAATGGCATTAAATAAACAAATGGAAATGTTTGAAGATGGTGGTCTCAAAGATGAAGGTGGCATGATTGACGAAGTATCAGGCAATGATGTTCCTCCGGGTTCTACAAGAGAAGAAGTTAGAGATGATATACCTGCACAGTTAAGTGAAGGTGAGTTTGTATTTCCTGCTGACGTAGTTAGGTTTATAGGTCTTGAAAAACTTATGGTGATGAGACAAGAAGCTAAACAAGGACTAAAGCAAATGGAAGCTATGGGTCAGATGGGTAATTCAGATGAAGCTACTATGCCAGATGATTTACCTTTTGATGAAACAGACCTTGACATGGAAGACGAATTAGAGTATAATAGAGGTGGAGTAGTTGAAGCAGCTAATGGTGCTTATGTACCTAATTTAGGTAAAATGTATGGAAATCAAGCAAAACCTTATGCTCCTGTAGACTATACTACAGCATTAGGAACTAGTTCAGTGGGAGCACCTCAAACTAAGACAGTTAGATATTTTAATCCAAAAACTAATCAAACACGTGACATACCACACATAATAAATGCAGATGGAACAATGGGTGCTACAATATACCCAGTACCAGATGGTTTTGTGGTACAAGAACAAGCACCTAAAGAAGCAGCTAAAGAAACAAAAACTGCTACAACTAAAGTAGCACCTGTAGAATCAACAGATAGTGGTGGAGATGATGGTGGTATGGAAGGTGATTTAGGTGGTGCTAGAACAACTATCGGTGGTGTAGAATATGCTATTCAGTATAACTTTGATGGAACAGTAGGATTACAAAGTATAGACAACTACAAAGCTACAGGCAATAGAAATTTTCAAATAGCAACACCTGCTATAGCTAGTGCTATTAAAACACAAACACTAGGACAGCTTAGCCAATTAGGTAAAGGTTTAGGTCTAAAAGGCACAGCACTTGCTGAATTTGCTAAAAAAATGGGTGTAGATACACCGAGATATGATAAATTAGGTAATTTAATAGATAAGGGCATTGAAGCAACAAGAACTTTAGATAAAACTAGACTCCAAGATATATTTGATATAGACAAAGCCTTAGATGGTTCAAAATTTGATGAGCCTATAGATGCAAAAATCGAAGATTTAAGTAGGTCACAAATCAGAGATTTAGACGATGCTATACAAACAGGTAGAGGAACAGATAGATTTACTGAAGCAAGAGCCGCTAAGATAGCTAGAGATGCAGAAGCAGATAGATTGGCAAAAGAAAAAGCAGACGAAAAAGAAAAACGAAGAAGTCTTAGGCTTGATGAAGTAAGAAAGGCACAAAAAAGAATTGCTGAAAATAAAGCAGCTCAAGAAAAAGCCGAACGAGAAAATAGAGTAACAGGTAGAGAAGCAGGTATGTCTATGGGTGATGATGGTGGAAGTAGTTCCCCTTCAAGTACTAGTGGCAGTACAGGTTTTGGAGACGTAGGTTATGCCACTGCTAAAGGTGGATTTATACCCAAACTCAAAAAGAAAACTAAAAAGATGAAGCGAGGTGGATTAGCTTCACGTTAATAATCCACAATTAAAGGCTACTTATCCCCCAACAATAAATGGCTACGATAACCCCAAAAGGAGAATACAAAATGGCTGAAGAAGCTACTAAAGTAATGGTGGAAGATGCTACACCTAAAAAAGCAATGTTTATGAATAGACCTTATTCTCAAGAAGAAAGAGTAAAGCGAGATGAAGAAGAGCTTGCAAGGCTCGTTGAGGAGCAAAAAGGTACAGAAGAGACTAGCGAGGAGGAAACTCCTAGTGAAGAAGAACCGGTTAATGCTGAAGAAAAAACTTTTAAAAAGAGATATGGCGATTTAAGAAGACATACTCAGGAGAAAGAGAAGCAGTTTCAAAAACAGCTAGATGACATGAAAGAGCAACTAGCTAAAGCAACTAAGAAAGAAATGAAGTTGCCTAAGTCTGATGAGGACATAGAAGCATGGGCAACAGAGTACCCAGACGTAGCTAAGATTGTTGAAACTATTGCTATGAAGAAAGCAAGAGAACAGTCAGCAGAATTAGAAAGTCGCTTGCAGAAGATAGATGATATGTCTATTGAAGCTAAAAAAGAAAAAGCTGAAGTAGAACTAATGAGACTTCATCCTGACTTTAATGATATTAGAGATAGTGATGAGTTTCACGATTGGGCAGATGAACAGCCAAAATGGGTACAGGATGCACTTTATGAAAACGACAATGATTCTAGGTCAGCAGCAAGAGCTATTGACTTATACAAAGCCGATAAAGGAATCGGTAAGGAAACTAAGACAAAGAGTAATAAGAGAGCTGCTATGGAAGTTGGCACGAAATCTACAAAGACTAAAGTTGATGCTACAGATACAAGCAAGAAGATACTTGAGTCTGCTGTTCAAAAAATGTCCTCTGCACAGTATGAGAAACAGGCTGATGTCATAATGGAAGCTATAAGGTCAGGCAACTTTGTGTATGATGTATCAGGTTCAGCTAGATAAATTAAAAAGAATGTTGACAAATAGTTATTTTTAAGTATAACTATATGTAACTAGAAGTGTAATACAACCCCGTATGGATACTTGTATTGCACTATAATACCCACTTTAGAGATTACCCAGTTATGTGAGCCTACAAAGGAATCGCTATCCTACGTACAACCTCAACGCATGAATGGTCCTTATAAAGTAAAATGACTAAAAGAGCACAGTAAAACGTGCATTATAAATGTTTAAGGAGATTTAAAAATGGCATTTACAGCAGCAGCTGGTTATGGTAATCTTCCTAACGGTAATTTTAGTCCTATTATTTACAGCAAACAGGTGCAACTTGCGTTTCGTAAGTCATCTATTGTCGATGCAATCACTAATAATGATTACTTCGGTGAGATTGCTAATATGGGCGATTCCGTTAAGGTTATCAAAGAACCAGAAATAACAGTCAAGGCATATTCTAGAGGAACTACTATTACTCCTCAAGACCTTGATGACGAAGAATTTTCACTTAATATTGACAAAGCTAATTACTTTGCATTTAAAGTGGATGATATTGAGGAAGCTCATTCACACGTTAACTTTCAACAGTTAGCATCTGATAGAGCAGCCTATAGACTAGCCGACCAATTTGACCAAGATGTACTTGGTTATATGTCAGGTTACAAGCAATCATCTATACATGGTGCTCCAGACACAGCTAATACAACTACTAATGGTAGTGTAGCTGTTTCAACAGCCGGTTCTGACGAACTCTTATCTTCAATGAAAATTGATGCTAGTGACTTCGGTGGTTCTGCTGGAGATGCTGTGGCTATCTTACCAAGAACAGGTGGAGCTACTACTGCTGCTCCTGCTAATGGAGATAGAAACCCATTGACAGTGATTGCTAGAATGTCAAGACTACTAGACCAACAGAATGTTGATACTAACGGAAGATGGTTAGTGTTAGACCCTGTATTTATTGAAGTACTAAAGGATGAGGACACAAGATTGTTCGATGCAGACTTTGGTGGTTCAGGACTACAGAATGGTTTAGTTCTTAATAACCTTCATGGATTTAAAGTGTATCAGTCAAATAACCTACCAAGTATAGGAACAGGACCATCTAATACAGGTGCAAACAGTTCTTCAAACTTTGGTATTATTGTTGCTGGTCACTCTTCATCAATAGCTACTGCCGAGCAAATCAACAAGACAGAGACTTACAGAGACCCTGATTCTTTTGCTGATATTGTTCGTGGTATGCATTTATATGGTAGAAAGATTCTTCGCCCTGAAGCAATCTGTACTGCCGCTTACCACTTAGCATAGGGAGATTGAATTATGGCGAATATTACTGCTGTTCTTAAAGCCGCTTCTGGCAACTCCCAGAGAGGTAGGAACGTATACTACATGGATAATGTTATTGACTTAACTGCTAATAGCATTAATCCAAACGGTGATACTATTCAAGCTATCACAGTTCCAGCTAATACTCTTGTTGTAGCTGCAGGTCTTCAGGTTGTAGAAAGTGCAACTCAGAATACTGGCACAGATGCAACAGCATCACTTGGTTTCACAGGTGGTGACGTTGATGAGTTTGTTGCAACTTTTGATATTGACGGTGCTGCCGATGGTGCTTATGCTCCTCAGATTGCAATCACAGGTTTGACTGCTTCTACTTCTGCTGACACTATTGATGTGTTATTAGCAGGTGGTGGTGCATCATTTACTGCTGGTAAAATACGTGTGTATGCAATGATGATGGATATAAGTGACCAAGGTGATATGTCTGCTGACGAAGTTGACAGAGACACTTTAGCTTAAATCATATATAAGGGAGCAGGGCAACTTGCTCTCTTATCTTTATAGGAATTATTATGGCAGAAACTTACCTAACACTAACAAATAAAGTAATAGCAAGGTTGAATGAGGTTGCACTAACTTCAGCGACCTTTTCTAGTGCTAGGGGTATACAAGTTCAATGCCAAAACGCTGTTAATGAATCTATTAGATTTATCAACCAAAGAGAATTTAATTATCCATTTAATCATGCTACTGCTACTCAGACATTGACAGCAGGTGTGGTTAGATATAGTTTACCTGCTTCTACTAAGACAGTAGACTATAATACATTTAGAATAGTCAAAGATAGTGACTTAGGTAATAGTGGGTATAAATTAGGACTACTTGATTATAATGACTACATAAATAGAGTTATAAATCAAGAAGATGAAATAG